CTATTTAAAAGTACCGAACGCTTTACCTGTTTTAACGTCACGAGAACACGCATAACCTCGCTTACCGTTGTTTCGGATATAAGATACCCAAACATAGCCATCTGACTTAATGTAGCTGTCATAGATAACTGACTCGCCTTTTCCTAGTGTAGCTTCTTCCTTAGCTTTAAGTGTGGGCGTATGTTTGATTGCTACCGTTGTATTAGGGTAGAACGTGCCTTTTTCAGCCACACGCTTAATTTGCTGTGGTTTAACTGGTGGTTTAGGTTTTGCAGGCGATTTAACTGCCACAGGTGGTTTAGGAGTTGTCACGCCCAGGTATTTATTAATCTGTGCAATAAAGTAGTCTTTAACGCTGTTAACAGACTTGCCATGTAATTCCCATGAGCGATGTGGACATGCAGTTGCTACAAACTCACGATGTAAACGGACTGTATCTCGATTAGCTTTCAAGCCATAAAATTTAAGGTCTTCAGCAACTTGTTTAAATGTCGCTTGTTCGTTTGCAAGGAAATCTTTATCACTTGCACCTAATGACTGACACACTTCGTAACCGATGTAATACGCATTGCCGTCTTGGTTAGCTGTATGCCATGCTTTGTTGTAGGTATCTTCCACACGTGCAACGGTGTTGCGGTCTATGTAGTAGTGAGCGAAACCGTTTTCCAACTGCTTGTTCGTCATTGATTCTAAACGTTTAACGTATGATTCAGCAGTTGCACCAACAGCTCCTGCATCGTTATGAATTACAACACCTTTAACATTTCCAACTCGCTTACCTGCGACACCTCTACATACTGATTTATTAATTACTTTTACCATATTATTTTTCCCCTCTCGGATTATCATATTTTTGTGCTTGTTCGCTGTCTACTGCGCCTGTGGTGGTCGGGTCTACAACTACCCCTAGTAATACCAAAACGCTGAAAACAGCGCCTACAATGTCTGACAATTGCGATTGTAGCTGCGTGAAATCAAAATCAATTCCAAACAAGATTAAAATTTTACTAATTAAAAAAAGGATTGCTGGTATAATAGCAACCCAAAATAGTTTAGATTTAATACGGACTTTCCAATTGATGCCTAGATAGTTTTTCATTTTTCTGCCACTCCTTTTTTCCATTCCTCTAAAACGGTGATACGCGTCTCATGGTTGTTTAAAACATTGTCATGTAGATTAACCTTTTTATTAAGTTGTTCTCTATCTTTTTCCGATTGTTTGAGATTGTTGTTTAGCAACTCTATTGATTGCGTAAGTGGTTGCACTGTTTGTTTTAGTGATTCAGAGTTTTCGCGTTGGATTCGCTCCGCCATTCTCTTGTCTGGATCAGATACCAATTTTTTGTATATCCAAATTAACGCCCCGCCTACAACTGTGATAGCTGTTACGAGTGATGCAATGCCTTTTACGTATTCGCTTAAATCCATCCTTATCCCCCTGTTTAGTTCAAAATAAAAAGCACATCTTTAAATGTGCTTAATTGCTTATAAGTTATTCAGCATCTTCTTGATCTTCAATTTCATAAATTGCTTCTTTAAATTTTTCTATATCAGCTCTAACTACTTCTTTGTTTGCTATATAAGCTTCTTTGGATGTAATTGATGTAGTTACTGATGTTAGACCATCAGCTTCATCACTTATATTTGCCGTCAACACAGCAATCACATCATCACCGATCATTACTGTACCTGTCACTGCAATTCTTTTATCAATTATAATAGCCATATTATTTTTCCTCCTCAATTTCAATATCTTCTAATTTGTCTAACAGTAAATCGTACAATTGAGCTTCTACACCACTTAAAAAAGCGTCTGATTCGTCAAGTGCGACAATCAAATGCTTTAAATGTGGTTCGTATTCAGTTAAATCAATAACATTTTTTTCGTTTGCTAGTTCATTTTGCGCTATTACCGCATCGGGTTGCTTACCTGGTAGCCACGAAACAAAAGTGTTACCTTCTTTTGTAGTTGTGACTAATTCGCCGCTATCATCAACTAAGCAATATTCTTTCAATAATTCTTGTTCGTCCTTCGCGTAAGTTTCAAACTTAGTCGATATTAATTTAACAAACTTGCTGACAGCACGAGAATTACGCCCTTTTGCTTTCACACCCATTAACATTTCAATCATTGGTTTTAATTCCGCATTGTAAAATTCTATTTTCATTATTTAATTCGCTCCTTTAATTTTTCTATTTCTATTTGATGGTCTTTAACAATTTGTAGTAATGGAACAACCAAGCGGTCATATTGAATACCCTCTACTTCTTTTGTTCCATCTTCGTTTAATTCTCCATATGAAACAAACTCGGTTAAACCAGCTTCGACTAAATCTTCAGCAATTAAACCATGAATGCGCTCAACGGGTAATACTTCATCTGCTGGGTTATCCCAATCAAATGTATCTTTGTCGTCTAACGCTCTTGCATAAGCCTCTGTATTAGCTTTGTCATACCAAGTTTTGTGCTTTAATTTCAAAATATTTTTATAATTGTCTGTTTTATCTTCCTCGATAGCCAGTTTATATTTAGAAGCTGACGTCGAACGCCCGATTGTTCCAGATCCAGTAATATACATATTAGCTGCGGAAGCATATGTCCTGCTATATATGACAGTTGACCGAACTAGGGCGCTTGTGCTGTCACTTGATAATAAAATGTGTTCCCCGCTTGTTGCAGATAATCTTACGGTATCCGCAGATATAGCTACCTCCGATTTATTTCCTGAAGTATTTCCAATCTCTATACTAGCAAGTGATTTATAATTAAGGCTGCCATAACTATATAAATCGCCTGAGGACAAGTTAATCACTTGCCTAGAAAAAACATTCAAATAACCCTCTTTATTTCCTGATATAGCAGAACCTTGATTCACTGTCGAATTAGCTATATTTTTAACTGCATTAGAAGTTCCTAAAGAATAACCATCTTCTCCGATTAAAGCTAATCCACTTGCATCGAGAAGCCGCCATTTGTATGTTATAGTTCCATATTTCTTCGGATTCCCTATAGTTAGTTCTGGACTGCTATTTAAAGTTATTTCACCTTTTGAAATTGTAAATCCGCCATTACTATCGTAAGATTCAACAATACCTTTAGTGACATCGATAGAAAACAGTTCATCTGCGCGTTTTATGATACCTTTTTGAAAAGTAACTTCCCCTGAATTAAGGTTAATCGCAAGATTCGCACCTGTTATAATACCAGCGCTTATATTGGAAGCGTTTAGGTTAACAACGTTTATCTTACCTGCATCAATCGTCCCAGCAGTTAGTTTGTTAGCTGATAAACTATCAATCATTGCGTTCTTAATAACAGCATTATCTATCTTAGTTTTGCCACTTATCCAAACGTTCTCACCTGCAATCAAGATACCTTCAGATGATACGTTTATTTGATTTATAATACCGTTCTTGTCTACTTTTAGATTGATGTTGTCAGCTAACTGCGTGACAGTTGACGAGTCTGCTTTGTCTTTAACGCTTGCACTAATAAGCTCTGCCGTCTGAGTTTTATTGCTTTCAAAATCCGCATTGCTTACTTTGCTAGCAACTACGTCAGCTAATTGTGTGACTGTCGATGAGTCTGCTTTGTTTTTAACGCTTGTTTGTAAACCTTCTGCTGTAGCTGTCAACGTTGTTATATTGCCCTCAGCATCAGTCACACGACCTGCAATAGCTCCCATTTTGTTATCAACAAGCAACACTGCCTTATCAACATCAGATGATGATTCTGTCCAGTCTGTAGAGATATTGCCTTCTTCGACTTGAATTCTACGATATTGCACGTTCAGGACACTAGTGCCGTCACCGTTGTAAGGAATAACACGCAAAAACTCGGAACTATCTGTTAGATACTGCGCTGACACTCTAAACCAAACACCTGTTTTTATAGCTGGAATGACATTTGTCCTTACATATACATTTTTAGTTGCGTTAGCGCCTGAGTTAGTTTTATCAGCACTATCAAAACTACGCACACCAAAAATAGCTATATTTTCTTGTGGGATTGCACCTGTCAGTTTAATATCAAAACTAATTGTATATGTTGTGTCAGCTTTAATTTTTATTGGTACACTAGCTTTTTGTTGTGTTGTTGATGTTGTTTTAGCGATTTCCAAAATCGATGCTGACGGATAATCACTCTCTGCACCTCTTATAAAATAAGGAGACGTCGTTGAACCTTCCCAATTGTCAAAACCGTACTTATAACTAGAGTTTGGCAGTAGGTTGTTTGAGCCTATTTTAAGATTAGCTAAATCATCAATTGCTGATTGACCTTTATCAAACCCTTCTTGCGCTTTTTCGAGTGATTCATCAGCTTTGGACTGCGCCTCAGACACTCTTTTATCAACTTCCGTCAGCGTTTTATTAATTTCAATCGTTTCTTTTTTTGCATCATCTGCTGTTTGTTGTGCAACTGATGTGTCATATGCTTTTTTAGTAACTTCAACAGTGCCTTTTATAATTGCCATACTCTTCACTCCTTTTTAAAAATTATCAATTTTAAGTCTGTACAGCTTATTGTAAAAAGGTTTAACTTCTTCTAATTCGCTGCTGAACGCAAAGCCTTGTAACAAATATTTAGAATCCCCGTCATAATAAATGCTAGTCGTTTCGGGTTCGTGCATTTCGTCCTCCGCCTGTATGTCTCCCTCGGAAAAATTAAAATTAATGACGTGTACTTGTTCGCCTGTACGCGCATCAATGACATGTAATTGTGGCATATCATTATTAACAACTGTACCTCTTACTCCGCCCAAACAGCAATATACGTAAGGATAATCAATGCACACTGATTGATAAGTTTGACTGTCTGTTATACCAAAGCTCGCTGATGTAAATTGATGTATCGGCTTTGTGTCACCTTTTTCAAACGATTCACGCTTAAATACTCTATATACTGTTTTTGAGCGTGTGTATTGTGCCACAACATAATACCCATGAACCGTATCTAAATTAAGTCGTGATGTGGATGTGTTAAAAACAATAATATCTTTTGAATCGGGTGTGTATGTTTTATTGGCAACATACTTAAATTTCCCGCAAAAAGTTTTTCCATTGTATGGATTTTTATAACAATAGAAAATATATATCACACCATTTACATTTTCTATTCCAAAATGCGAACCATGTCCACCGTGTTTCATAAACATGCGATCTAATATATTGCCTTGCATATCTGTGCGTGTCACAGTAAATGATTGGGCTATTTTATTTTCAGCACTCGTATATCCTGAATATCCCATAGACCAATAAATATTCTTAGTTTTAGGCTCGACTTGCGCATACTGTGCAACACGTCGGAATTGCCTATCCATACTGTCATCAGACTGCAGTTTTACGAAAAATTTAAAATCTGATTCTAAAAAATAAGCATTACTGATTGCATTATCAAAAACGCATTCATACGTGCAATCCGAATCTTCAAAAGTTAGCACTAACATATTGCCAAAATCTTCGTGTCGTTCTGTCCAGTCCTCGTCCACAGTGCCATCTTTCAACGTTTTAATCCAACTGAAATTGGACTGTGGATATTTAGGAGTGACTAGTTTATTGCCCTCATACACCTGTGCAATCAGTGTTTTAGTCTCTGTTTTACTAGCAAAATCAAAGCCTTCTGTGGACATAACAGACACTCGAAAACGTTTATCACTCGCATCTTGTAATGCTTGATTAGCATCTGCCTGTAGCTGCCAAATTAAGGAGGGTGTAATCACTCGTAATGTCGTAAATTCACCTAAAACCACTGTATCTGATGTTTCATCAGAGAGTGAGTAGTTAGTTGATACAACACGTGCTGTCACTGTCATAGTTGGTGACATTTCAAAGTCTACAACAACCACTTTGTCCCCTATTTGTGGACGTTCAGCAAGTAATGCAACGTCAACTGTGTACTCGAATTTAGGATGGTTGTAGTATTTCATCTGTTCTTTCCCCCAGGCTAAAAGCCCACTTTCGTTGGCAATTGAAGAATTAACAATCGTTCCTTCTAAATAATCTTTTCCTGTATTGTACTCGTCATTTGCGACATCATCCACGATGTAAGGCAGGTACTCATAAACACCTGTACGCTTATTTTTAACTTTATTAACAGCAGTGATTGTAGCTTGTACACCGTTGTTATGATTGCCGCCTTTTACATACAATTTTGTGTAAAAATCGGTTTCCGACTCCTTGCGGCTTGCACCTTTTAAGTTGTGGCGATATTCAAATCGCTCACCTGTTTCTTCGCCTAGCCTTTCAACCAGCTGGACATGTTTAGCAATGATATTGCCGTCATTGATAACAGCGTAAGCAACAACCTCAACATCAAACTCTTTTAACGCTTCATCGAGTGCTGCTTGCGATGTGCCTTCTGCTACTTCGTAGGATTTAACAGCGCCTGCAAAAAAGTCGTTAAAGCCATCTAATGTCCAGCCCGAACGTTCGAAAATATATGAAAATATATTAATACTATTTGCTGATTTCCATTTTTTACTGTCAATCTGAGTATGTGACATCTTCCAAATGCAGCTGTTAAACGCTTCAATTGACTTACGGTGTGTCTCTCCATTTATCTCGTCTGTGACTTCGTAAATTGTAAATAATTTATATAAGTCGTTCGAATCTCTAAATAATATTTGTGTTCCACGCTCTAGTAAATCTGTCTCGTCATATCCATAGGGAACGGAAAAGCTTAACGTTTCAGACCAAATTTTCGCAAGTTTACCATCGTCTCGGCTGGATGATTCCGCAATAGAATTTTCGTGATGATCATCATAGAATGGACAGCTCTTTCCATCGTTATTTAAAACACCTGCGATTTTTTCATTTGAATTTAAAATATAGTACATACACTGCCCTCCTTAATTGATTCTAGGTACATAATGTAACTCCCATTTATTTTTAGAGTCTGGTTCGGGGTAAACAGTCACAACATTCTCTTGCTTAGCTTCAGCATCAAAAAACTGACTACCGATTGAAACATTTTCTAAATATCGTATACCATTCCGATACACAACGTTATTTTCACAATCAATGATGATTTCGTCACCTTTTTCAGCGACAATCTGTTTTTGTTTTCCTAAAATTTCGTATACTTTAACATCGCAGAGCGACATATGGTTAGGTTTGTATTTGACAACAGGATTTGACGTATCTTCTTTGATATCCCACTTCGACAGATACAACGCTACGCCAGCGACTTTATCGCCAAATTTGTTATCGCTATCTGTAAATGTTTTGCTATATTTTTTATTGCTTAACCCTTTTTTGTTAATTTTTCCAACTGTGGCTGTATATTTGTTTCCTTGTTTTTTTATTGTTAGATTTCCATAAAAATCAGTAAAAACGTTTTGTTCGTTCGATTGTTCCACTGTCATAGCCTTAGATATGACATCGCCTTTTTTTATTTTCTTCTTTTTATTTGTCACTTTTGCAATCGTCTTAAAACTAATTTTTTTAGGTTTAAGCGTTTTTTTCTTCGTTGTTTTACCTTGACCGTCACGATCAGAACTGTATATCGCTTTATATTTTCCGCTCGTGGATGCATAACCAATTTGCAAATCTATCAAATTTTCGAGACTGTTTTCGTTATCTTTAATCATCATCTTACCAATGCGCCTACCTTTTTTATCTAATAAATACAACTCGATTTTATTTTTAGCTCGTGGGTATTTATTAGTTATTCGCATACGTGCAGTAACTTGCCAATCTTCTAATTCTTTAGACAGCATTTGTTGTCTTACTGGTCCAAACCAAGTCTTGCCGCCTACACCTAACGGATTTTTACCAAAATATGACTTGTCGCCTTTGTTGCCGATTTTTATTGCGTTGTCAGTGGTTGTCATATCGGAATCGGTAGATAAACTACCGTTTTCAATGTTAAAACTTAGTGTTGCAGGTGTTATTTTTGTCCAAGAAGCCAATGTGTTGCATGGGTCATTTAACACACGTGGTTTTAAATTAATCGGTGCATCTTGATTCTCAACGTCAAAGCCTGCTCCTAAGTAAACATATTCATCACCGTTAGAGACACCGATTTTAGTTAAATCACTTTCAGTCGTGAGTGTTAAAACAGGACGTGTCGTTGTGTTTCCTTTAGGTGTATAAACAGTTGTTTCTTCGGTAAGCTGTATTTCTTCTTTTGTCTGATAGCCTACACCTTCGGAGCATGTGAATGACATTGTAAATGATACCGCTGAACTGCGATTCAATCTTTCTGGCATGCTTGTGCTTGTCGGATGCACCCACCATGTGACATCTGGCTCGTCACTAAAAATAAGTGGGTATTCATCGCCATCTGTAGTCTGTGTCAGCACGTTTGCTAACTCTCGCAATGTATACACACGATCAGATTCATTTTCGGTTAATAAAGATACTTCTAACTCAAACTTTTTTCCACCCAATGATGTACCTTCGTATAAGTCTCCAAGCATACCAGGTATTTCAGTAACCTGTTCTTTAAATTCAGCGGTAATCGGACGGTTAATATCATTTAGTACAATCCCAAAATCTGTTTTGCTGTCAAATCCACAATAATTAAATGTAATTTCTGCCATTGTGTCACTCCTTTCATAAAAAAAAGAGAGACGGCTATATGCCGCACCCTCTTATACTGTTCCCCTCGCAATATTTAATTTTTGAGAGGTTTTTTTCTGATATTGATTGGTACTTTCAGCAATTGTTTTACCATCTAATTGTAACGATGTGTTTTTATTAACAAGTTGCATCAACAATGCATTTTGCTGCGTTAATAATGCGACTAACTCGCTGTTGTCGTTTTGCTGATTATTGACAACAATAGTCCCACTGCCATCATCATCACCCAAAACAGTTTTAACTTGTTTTAAAAGTTGCATTGCTCTGCTGCGTTTCGATGGGTGTAAAGGTATAATTGCTTCGGCTCGATTACCTTCAGCAATTTGTGCTACTTGGTGTTGACTAACAATGCCACCATTTGCGTACCCATGACCTTTACCAATTACACCTAACATACCTGCTGCACCATATCTTGACTTAGCATAATTAATACCTGCTAAAAGACTATGCAGACCGTTAAGGCGATTGTTATACCCCGGAAACTTGTATGCTTCAAAGGTTGTACCAATTACCTGTACCAAACCTTTTGCCAAGTCACCAGTTTTATTATTAATATCACCGATATTTCCTTGCACAGCTCGTGGATTACCACCCGATTCTGATTGTATCTGACGTAACCAAGCGTTAACGTATGCGGGAGTTGCAGGCAAGTGATTCATCGCTAATGCACGTTTTACAGTACCTACCCATCTTGTAACACCTGCTCCGCTCGGTTCTTCGCCACCCATGCCATCAAACAGTTTTTTCAACCAGTTGCTTTGATTCTCAGCGTACTTTTCCGCACCCTTACCAATATTTACTCCCGAATCGCCCTTAAAAGCGGCCTGAGAGAACACACCAGATGTTAATTTCTTCCACAATTCGGCTGGTTTGTCGAAAAAGCCCATAATGTCTTCAATTTTGCTACTAAACCAATCTTTGACTGATGCCCCTGTTCCTTTTGCATACATAGGAGCAATACCAAAGTTTTTAAACTTCTTAAATATATCCTCGGTCTGTTCACCACTAAAAACTTGCGACCCTTTCGGTAAGTGAGTGAGTGTGGGAGTATCTGGTGAAAGAGCCATATTACCGTTAGCATATTGAATTAACTCTTGCTTACCACCATCACCAACGAATGCTGTTTCGGCTGATTTCAATGTGCCTTTAGTTCCTGTTGCATAACCTTTAAAACTAAGCGGTGATATTTTACCAGAACCACCTAAAGAGCTTGTTAAATCGTTAGCTCCTCCAACAATTCCATTAAAATTGCCAATAACACCTTTACCTATTTCAGCAGATGCATCTAAAGGTTCTTTTTTCTTATTAAGAAGTCCCTTTCCTAATTCAGTAGAACCTGCTTGACCTTTAGCATAAGCCCAGGGGTCAAATGTTAAGTTCTTTTGTATTCCTGTTTTTATATTTAATGCTTTTGAATCTGTATATGCTTTTTTGCTTTGCATACCATTAGCTAAACTATTAATTGTTTGCTTACCTTGGTAGTCCAAATTTATATTAGCTTTATTTTTCATTAACCCACGATAGCCATTCATAAAGGTATCGACATTAATTTTACCGCTGGTATAAGCTTTGACTAGAGAATCCATCGTAAACTTACCTTGACTACCTAAATCTACTTTTGCACCCTTTTTAATAACGCCAGAGATATTATTCATAGCTTCTTTTGCGCCAGGTAACCCAAGTTGAATACCGACTTTCAGCGTAGCCATTGAATCCGCGGATAATTTACTAATATCTTTACTAAAAATACTATCTAAAGTAGTTTTATATTTTTCACTTAAAACACCTAAGTCAGTTATACCCACACTCATGCCAGATTTGAAAGTTGCCAAGTCTGCTTTACTCCATGAAGATAAGTCTTTCTTGAATATATTTTTAAGCTGGGTATCGTATTTGGCTTTAAGTTCCGCTTCATCAATCTGACCAGATTTCAAACCTGCATTTAATGTAGCTACTTCTTGTTTTCCTAATTTTGTTAAATCTTTAGGGAATAGATCCATAACTTTTCCATTAAATGTACCTTTAATTTGGTCTAATGTTAACGCTCCTGCAAACAAACCTTCTCTTAAAGTAGCAACGTTCTTTTTACCAACTTCTGACAAATCTTTCCCTGCCATCGATTCAAGCTTTTGGCCAAAGAAAACTTTTGCCATTGCAGCACCTTCATCAGTCCCACTTTGGAAACTATCAAAAAATTCTTTAGCTGTTTTCTTACCATAACGGCCCAAATCGATTTTATTAGTTGTATCAGTTAGATCTAGCCCCCACTTTTCAGCAGCTTTTTTAATTTCACCATCAGATTTAAGACCATCAAGATATGCATCTTTAGCAGCTGCAGCTTGCTTATTAATCATCTGGCCAGTTGCAGTCATTTCAGATTCTAGCTTATCCCTATCTTCTTTAGCATAACGTATAGCTTCTTCCACAGATGTGCCAATTTGCATGTAGTAATTACGTTGGTTAGATTCATATATTTCAAGATTTTCTTTTTGTTTATCAGTTAAATCTTTAGAAGACTTCATAACACCCTCGTTATGCTTCTTCGTAGCAGCTAACCAATCTTCTTGTGTTTTGTATATCTTCCCAGTTTGTTCATCCCAATACTGCACTTGGCCATCGCCATATTTTTGTGTGGCATCATCTAACGTTTGCAATGTTTTCAAGTTAATGTTTTTCACGCTTTTTAATTTAGATGCCATATTAGATTGCGCTGTAATATATTTTGCATTAGCCTTTTCTGTGCGTGATAATTTATCACCTTCTAAAGCAAACATAGCAGCTGCATATTCTTGCTGAGTAATGCGGTCCTCGTCTAGTTGTTTTTGCAAACTATCACTAGATTTTTTGTAAGATTTATCGCTTTCTTTCAACGTTTTATCTTTAGCTTTTTTCAGCTTGTTCATTTCTTCTATATAAGTCTTATTATCTAAATCACCTTTGCGCTTAGCCCATGAGTTTCCTAGATTTTCAAGATCATTATAATTTTTAGCAAACACGCTTGTCTTGTTTTCGATAAAAGATGTGTAGGTATCAAATTCTCGTTGTTGAGTAATACTCAACTTCTGTAAATTACCACCTACTTTATCTGTAAGCTCTTTAATTTTTCTTTGAGCTTCTTCTACTTGTTTAATCTCATCATCATAGCCACTATTAGAATTACGTTTTGCACCCGAAACGAATTTATCACTTTGAACCCCACGACCTGCTCCGATTGAATCAAATACGGTGTTTGTTTCAGTTTTAAGGCTTTCTAATTGTGTTTTTACTTCACTAGCCATGCCTTGATAACTCTCAACAATCTTAGATGATATTGAAGCACCCTTTTCAGCAGATGCTGTCTCTAAAGCTATTAGTTGTGTATTTGCTTCATCACGCATCGTAACAAAACTATTACCCGCTTTAGCTGTGGCATCCGATACATCTGTACCGAATAAACGTACATTTTCAGCAGTTTTTTCCTGTTCAGCTTTTTGTTTACTTAAAGCTTTAGCACCCGCAATTGCCGCGACACTTAAACCAACAACTGCTGCAGTTGCTGCAATAGTTGGCAAACCCATAGATGCAATAACTGGCAATAATGATTTACTGGATTTAGCCATACCGCCAATTCCTATATCAGCAGCTTTAGCTTCTTTAGATGCTCCTGCCAAGGATGGAGTTAAAAAGCCTAACCCTTTATTTAATTTTGCTAACACACCTACTGCAACTGAAGATATTTTTTGAACTCCAGATATTCCCAATGCAAGTGGTCCTATAGCGGCAGCAGTACCTGCAACTACCATTGTGGTTTTCTTAGCGCCGTCTGACATATTATCAATGCGATCAATAAATTTAGTAACTTTTTCAGTCACATCAGAAATAACTGGGGCAAATGTTTTACCCATCGATATACCGAATGCCACAAAGTTATTTTTCATTACTTTAATTTTCGATGCTGTTGTTTTATATCGTTCATTTGCTTCGTTAGTTAATGCTGAATTTTCATCCCAAGCTTTTGTGGATACATCCAGCGCTTTACCTAGCAACTTACTATTACCTGCTAAACGTAGCATTGTGTCAGCTTCACGAACACCTTGAATACCAACATCCTGTAAGACATCATTAAGGTTTTCTCCATTTGCGGATGCTTTACCTAATCCCTCAACGTAGAGTTGCAATGCTTTAGCAGGGTCTTCTGAAAACAACTTAGTGAATTCATCACTGGTAACACCTGCAACGCTTGCGAACGATGCTAATTTCTGTTCACTCTCATCTAACTTACCTATGAACTTTTGAAGACCTTTACTACTAAGATTCTTTTCAGCTTTAGCAATTTTTTCAGAATAATTACTATGAGAAGCTACAGCGTTCTGCATTTTTTTCAATGCCATACTCATCGCTGTACCGCCTGCTTCGGCTTCGATACCCACAGAACTCATAGCTGTAGCAAGTCCAACAACATCAGCTTCGCTCATGCCGATTTGATTACCAACACCTGCTAAACGCATCGCCATAGATGATATTTCAGATTCTGTAGTTGCAAAGTTATTACCTAAATCAACAATCGAACTACCTAATCTATCAAACTTCGTTTGGCTCATTTGCATGATATTTGCAAAACGTGCAAATTCAGTGGCAGCTTGTTCTTGTGTTAAGTTTGTGGATTCGCCTAAGTCAATAATTGTTCTGCTGAATTTCGCAATATTTTCTCGTTCGATACCTAACTGTCCTGCAGATTCTGCCACAGCAGCTATATCGTTTGCTGATGCAGGTAATGCTTTTGACATATCAATAATAGTTTTACTAATTTCGGCATACTGTTCTTCTGTCGCATCCACAGTTTTTCGAACGCCTGCAAAAGCAGATTCGTAATCGATAACTGCTTTAGTAGCACCTGCGAACCCTGCAACAATTGGTGTTGTGACACCTAATGTCATTTTACGACCAACAGCGGCAGATTTTTCACTCGCTGTTGCTAACTTTTTACTGTACGCTTCAAGCTCTTTTGAACGTTTTGTAAATGGTGAATTTTCAACAGCTTGTGCTTTATTAAATTTATCTTGTGCCTTAGTTGCTCCATCAATACGTTTTGATAACGTGTTGAATGATTCAACCTCTTTATTGACTGCCTTTTCTGCATTATTTAATGCTTTTGGCATGTCTTGCAATTCTTTATTTAACTTAGTATATTCTTTTTGATTAGCCGAAACTTCTTTTTTAGCCGCTGCTAATTCAGTTTTATTAGCTGTTCCAGATTTCTTTAGATCATCATAACGTTTCTTAGACTCGGTGAGGACTCTATTAGATTTTTCAATCTCACCGTTTAGAGATTTATTGCGTTCTTGCAACGTTTTATAGTCACCTTGCGTTTGTTTAACCATCTTAGACTGGACTTCCATTTTCTTAGTCAATCCAGTTATAACAGCTTCATATTTCTTTGTGGATTGTTCGCCTTTATCAAACGCTGACAGGTTGGCTTTCATCTCTTGATTAACGTTACCTAATGTACGTTTAAGACCTGCCATGCCCTCGTCAACACCTTTTGTGTCCAATCCTAAGGCTATTTCCATACCTTTAATACGTTCAGTGTTACTCATTAAATACCTCCTAACTAACCGAGACGGTCAAGAAATTCATGCGCTGGTATAGCTTTTTGTTTTTTAGCTTTTTTGGTTTCTTTCTCTAAGACCAAAGTCAGCAATCTTTCATATGGCTGACTATCAACTTCGGTAACTGTCCACCCGTAATTCGTCATGCAATATCTACGAATGTCGTTCAAAGTTTCAACTTGTTCTTCGAGACTTATTTCTTCCCCTGGTCTTCTTCCTCTTCTTCGTCTGATTCAAAGGATTCTGGAGATACAGCTTTCATGACATCTGTCAGTTGTTGTTCCCAGTTATCACGAGTTAATCCGTTCTTAATTTCTGTGGGAGTGAGTTCCTCTGATGCGAACAACTCAGCAACATATTCAAGTTGCAAATTGATTCCACCGAAAATGCTTGGTTCTTCTTGTTCGGTTAATTTGCGAATTTTTGACTGTAAAATAAAAAAGTTCTCAATGTCCGCTAATGTTGCAACACCACGAGAATAAGTTTTTGTTTTGCCTGTGTCGGCATCTGTAAGAGTTAATGTAATTTTTTCTGTCATGTTATCCATCCTTTATTCGTATTTTTAAAAAAATAAAAAAGAGTAGGTTTCCCCACTCTTTCCTCTAGTTATTCTTCGTTAACAGGTGCTTTAACAGTTACTACACATGTCGCTGTTTTAGCGCCTGCTTTAGCTGTGATTGTTGCACTACCTGCAGCAATCGCTTTTACAGTGCCATCCGCACCCACAGTTGCTTTTTTATCATCGCTCGTTGTCCAAGTTACTGTTTTATCAGTTGCATTTGCAGGAGCTACTGTAGCTGTTAATTTTTCAGTTTCTCCAACAATTTTAGCTAATGTCGTTTTATTTAAAGTGACACCTGTTACCACGATAGGCAACGTTTCAAATGCAGGCACATCGACCTTTTCACTTTCTAACTCGCCAACTTTACGCGATAACGTAAAATCACCTTTTGCATATTTAGTTGCAGGCGTTAGCGCAGAAAGAGAAACCTCAGTCTCTCCTTCTGCAACCTTTTTACCTGTTTTATTGTACGCAATTAACATGTTTACACCTCATTCTTAATCTGCTGTTATTTTAGCTGTAGTTGTTCCCGCAACTACTTTTAGACCTTTGGGCTTGTAACTGCCGTTTTAAATAAAGCTGTTTCAAATGCTGCTAACGCTTTAGCGCCTTTACCTTTACCAAATACGCGCGCTTCGCCATCGATTTGCTTAGTCACAAATTTACCTTTAAGTGCATCTGCTTCTAATTCTTTAGGGTCTTTTTCTTTTGTATTAGCTTTAACACTTTCAGTTGAGAATTTACCTTTAGGCAATCCGAAATACACATCGTTTCCTTGAGGGTCTTGAGATTGTGCAAGCAATGCAACATATGGTGCAATTGTGTTTTCACCCGACCAAGAAATCCCATCTTCGCCTTCTACTTGACCTAAGACTGCGTTTAACACTTCGTCTGGCAAGTCTAAAACTGACATATTAACATCCAATTCTGTTGCGCCTTGTGATAAAACGTAGTAAGCAACATCTGACCCGTATTGAGTAATCGGTTCAATATCAAAACCATTGATTTCAATATCTACTGTTGCACCTTTGTTAGTTTCACCGTTGATTGTAAATGTTTTTGTTGCTTTATCATCTTCACCTAAAATACCGATTTTCACTTGTTTAAATCCGACTAATGACATAATTAATTCACTCCTATTTTCTGTTTTTTTGTATTTAAAAAGACACTCTATTGAGTGTCTAGTTGGTAACGGAATGGAATGCCTATATATCTCCGAGCATCCACATACCGTTTTGTCCCATTAAAATATTCATCAAAACCATTCGTTTGTTGATATAAATTAATGTTTTCTAATTCTTTCCGTATTTCATTTTGCACAATTTTTACAACCTTACGATCATGTGATTGCACATCAATCTGATATAAATATTCTTCTGAATGGTTCGTATTGCCCCCATAATTAACTGGAACAGGAACGTCCAAAGGAATAATTATCATGAATGGTTTGTCAGATGCAGCAGTTTCTGGAAGTTCGTAATAAAAAATACGACTTCCACACTGTGTTTTTATGACTTCATTAGTTTTTAATTTTTCATAGATTACACTTAGCATGTCTATCATATTTTCTTACTCAACTCCTCTTTCACTACTTTGAAATAAACACTTTCGCTACTTCTCAATGACCTAGCAATAGCGCCCACACCTCGTGGGAGTATCTTTTTACCATTCTTCGTATAACCGAACTCGTTCAAATGAATGAGTCTGTAGCGGTCCTTAGAACCTCGCCAATTGACTACAATTGTACGAACACCGTTTTTGTAAATTGGTTCATTGACATTAATTTCATCTTTCGATGCACCTGTATCTTTAAAAGTGTCGAAATTCTTTTCTAACTCACTAACGAAAGGTTTTGAAGCTTGCGTTAATGCATTATCAACAATCACTAGCATTTCATCACGACCAAACATTTTAGAAAGTTGGTCCTCAACTTCTTTAATGCCTTTGATGTCCACACTCATGATTTCAACCCTAAAACTACGGTCACAAAATCATTGTTTGTGACATCGTGTCTTACATCAATTACGTTGAAACGTTTACCTGTGTAGCGATAATCAAATATCTCCACAAAATGCTTGTTGGTGACTGTGTATTCACCCTTTGTATCACGTATAGTAATCGTCACAGCTTCTTTAGTCTCTACAGTGGATAACAACTCTAAATCTTTCATAGAGCTGTTATAAACCTCTGCAAAGCATGTAAATAAAGAAGTTTTTTCATAATCACCTGGTTCAGGACCAGAAGGACCATACTCATAAAACTCAACTGCCGTTCTTAACTTGCCAGAATGTACTTTCGGTGGATTATACTTTTGTTTCATCTGAAAAACCTCCCAAAACTGACTCCAATCCTACAGACGTGAGTTGAGAGCGAAAGTTTTCATCGAAAAATTCAACCGAATCATTATAAACATAACGAGAACGTTCAAGCGCCAATTCAATTGCTCGATTGTTGTTGTCTAATGTAGCTAAACTACATTTATGTTTAATATCATCCACAGATGCTTTGATGATCATCAATAAATTAGCATCTTCAGCACTGTGAGAAATGTGCATCCTGTTTTTAAATTCAGTTAACAATTCTTGCTCCATGAAATCCCTCCTTAATCAGCAGTTAAGACTGCACTATCAGTGTCAGCCTTTACTTTGATATTTAGAGGTGGCTTAGGGTTTCTCGATTTTCGTTTCAATTTTCAAGTCCCAAATTGCTGCAACTTTATCATCTTTAGCTTTACCATATGCAAATTGTTTTGCAGTGTATAAATCTAAATCTTCTAAAGCGAGTGTTTGGTCGTATTTTTGGATATTTACACCACCTGCTACATAAGCATCGTAACGTTCTGCAACGTATGAGATAGCTTTTTTAGCTGGAACAAATACTGATTCCAAGATCGTTAAGTTGAAAGGCATCGCAGTCACATAAACGCCGTTTGCGTTAAGGTGAGTGTATTGAGTGCGTACATCCCAAGCATCGACTGGGTTAACTAACAAAGTAACTTTCCCTGCTGAGTTAAAAGCTTTTTTGTTTTCTTTGATAGAGTGGTATTTAAATACTTCAACTAATTCTTTAACAGTCGATTTAGGGTCTGAAAATGTCAACGTACCTGCCGCTTTTTTCTCTGGGTACTTATCACCTACAATTGCAACGTCTTTTTTCACTTCACGAGTTAAACCGATAGGTTGTTCTTTACCGTCGCCTGTAATAAACCCAATTTCTAACGCAACTGAAAACGCTTCAGTGATTTGAGTAACAACATAACGTTTAATCCAAGCAGGGCCAAAGTCGTTTAAATCTTTTGGTAACACTACAAATGCTGTTAATTTGTTTTGAATTGCTTCTTCATCGCTAAATGCAGCATCTAATTGCCCTTTAATTTCACCAAAGATTTTACCCCAAACCGCAACGCCGCTTGTTTCTGATTTCAAGAATTTCAAACGTAAACCAGTTGTTTTCATTCCGATTGATGCCAAGAATGGATGTTCAGTAGTTAGATCTTCGAAAATTTCATCAATGACAGTTTGTGGTAAAAGTTTTTCTTCTTTATAGCCAACCTCTGTATTAATATCGTTGAAGAATTTAGTTACTTCTGCTGTCATTGTTGGGTTGCCACGAGTAGCATCGAATAGTTTTTCAGCTTCGTTGCGTGATTCTTTACGACTTTCTGCGAGTAAATCCTCAGCCATCGCATTCATCATATTCATGTATGCTTCGTCCTGCTCGTCTTGTGGTGCTTTTTTTGTAACTAAGTCAGCGAAAATCGCTTTTTGTTCGTTGTATTTTTGTAAACCTTTAAGTTTCATCGTCATTATATTTTCCTCCTATTTTTGGGTATTAAAAAAAGAACCTTTTAGTTTTAGGCTCTTCCGTTTGATTATTTTCAATTGCTGTTTCATTACTGTTTAAAAATTCTTTTTTCAAATCTGATACAGCTTCAGCAACTATTTCTTTCAATTGACCTGCATTTAAAGCTACGCTGACAGGTTCAGTAGGTGTTGCCTTACTATTCAACATTTTGTTAATTACTGCTTGTGGAATGGCTGTTGTAGGCATACTAGCTACTAACTTAACTGATTCATCAGCGAAAAGGATTTCATCTGCAAATCCTTTTTCTTTTGCTTCCACAGCTGTTAGCCAGGTCTCTTTATTCATCAGTTCTAAGATTTCAGATTGTTCTAAACCTGTTTTAGCTTCATATGATGCTGAAATAGATTTGTTATAATTTTTAATTACTTCTGACTGATGAGCAAGGTCTCTATAGTCACCCGATGCTCCAGATGAAACATTATGAATCATAATCTGTGCTGTGGGTGAAATTTTAACTGTGTGACCAGCCATAGCAATAACTGATGCAGCAGATGCCGCAATACCTGTAATCGTAACGTTAACTTTACCGTTATGTGATTTAAGTGCTGTATATATCTCACTCCCTGCAAACACATCACCACCACCGCTATTAATATTAATATCAATATCCTCACCATCTACGAGTTGCGAGGTGACAGTTTTAGGTGACGTTGCTTCAATATCGAAATAATCGTAAATCCATTGTTCCGAGTTGGAAATAATTGGGCCATTAACCATAATTTTTTTCATTAATTATCACCTCCTTTCAAGTCTGTATTTTCAGTGCCATTTGAGTAGTTTTTAGTAACTAAAAACTCGTCTAATCCATCGACAGCATCGTAACCAAAACGAATCCTTACTTCATTACGACTAAATGACCCTGAACCAACTAACTTATCAATAGCTTCAGCTAATTTAAGCGGATTAGGCACATTCATTCCGAATATCTTAAATCTGTGACCGCTGTTATATTGATTCTCATCTAAAAGAGAACCGTTTAATTCGTCCTCAATCTTCTGTATCAATGGCGCAACCGTAAAATCGAGATAAAACTCTTTGTTGCTTTCTAAATCCACAACAGAGCCATGAATTAAGTTAGGTGGAATACCCATTGCTGTTGCAATAACATCAACCATTGCTTTTCTCAGCGTTTCCATTTCATCAATACGTTGTGACGTTACTCCGATTGTGTTAGAGACTTCTTCATACTTAAACGCTGATGTTTGTGGAACGATTGCTAGTGACTTCTTATCAAATGATGAATACAAGCTATCGATGTACTCTTGTAGCGGGTTTATCAGTTTTTCATTTGACGAACCATTATCATCGCCGCTTTTTTTTCTTTTTTCTGCGTTTTCTTTATTAATTCTCTGTATTTTCTGCATTTCTACTGCATCAATATTTACGACACCCCTAATTTGGTTATTACGCATGGCTACTTCAATAAGGCGAGAAAAAAGAGCGCTGTAATCATCGAATAGTTCATCGACAACAGCCCTCACATTCTTATTTTTATAGCGTAGATAAATAACCTCGTTACGTTCAAATGTTCGTTTAAATGTAAATTCGTCAACAGTTACTTGTGAAAAACGATTTTCAAGAACCGCATATTTTTTCTGCTCAAAACTATCAGCTATTAATAAATCATCATCGTCACTCAAAACAATCAAACATTCATTGTCGTAAACCAATTTAGTAATAACTGATTCCCAAAAATCTGATGCTGTTTGGTTTTTGTTGGGTTTAACGTTCAGTTTGTGTAACCAGTCAGAAGGGATTGTTTTATTTTCATTGATCAGACTGATTTTATTTTGTGCAATGGACCTTGCTAGAAAATTAATGCAATCCTCTAAAGCCATGCGTTTGATATAGCTTCTATCAGCGCTTTCTTGAAGATAATGCAGTCCAGATAAATCAATAACTTTACTTCTGCTGAACAGATTTGAAACACTTGCAAAAAATCCCATTTATCATTTCACCCCCTTTCCTTAAAAATCAAGGTCATTAAACATATCTAAGAATCCAGAAACGTCAATATCTATAATTTCATCAGCACGCCATAATGCGTGAACAAATGCTTGGAAACCATCAGTTTTACGTCTGTGTTCGTCTTTTTTCAAGAATTCCTTGTTACCGTCTTTCTTAGTGTGGACGGCAATGTTATTCGTGTACCAACGCATCAAAGGATTGTCACCAAAAATAATATTTTGATAGGAAAACATATCTTCGATACGTGGCGCTAGCAAACTATGCGCAGCGCGAGGGTTTCTTACAACTTCATACTCCAATCCCTCCGCTTCAAATAACGGTCTGAATAAATCCATACGGAAATTATCAGCAATTATTTTCTGTAAACCATAAATTTCACGCATTTCAACAAACCAGTTAATGATATGTTTAGGGTTAATAGAGGGTTCATCCACAATAGTGAGCAAGCCTTGTTTTTCCCATTCGTGAATTGGTGGCTTTAGTTTAGCTACGTCCAAATAACCCTTTCTAGCGAAAGAGTGTGTTTTCCAAATATAATTATCGCCATCTCGGAATAATAATCCCACAGCAGCAAAGTCTTTAATGCTACCGTAATCTAAACCGCCTATACATGCTTTGTTTTTCAAATTAGGCATTTCTCTGTTGGTTGCCATAATGTCTTCCCAAGAAGCCACAACCTTGTCAGAATCGACTTCTGGTAGGTTCATACGCTTAGTCATAAACGCTGACCGTCCGCCAGGATTGTTTTCTAATGCTTTATATTGTGTTCTTACTTTTTTTAGTAATTGTTTTGCATATTTCGATAATGGAAGTTCGAATGTTGGATTCGCTTTTTGCCAAAGTGACTCATCGTCAACTTCTTTCGCAATATCCAATTTACATATGAAAGGAAATATTCTATCATCTGTACTTTCACCTCGTAAAACAGCCATACAACGTTCCATAAGCTTGTCGTAAAACCCTTCACGCACAAAACCATTCGTACCAATAAAAAATTCTCGTGGGTTAAATATCTTACCTAAACCACCACTGAAAACATCAACAACTTCCCGACCTTCCATTTCGTGAATTTCATCGTACATTATGCAGCCTTCACGCCCGCCGTCTTTTGTTTTAGCGTTCGATGTCTTGAACATAAATGTTGAACGTGTTTTGTTATTTGTGATACCAGATTTACGATGATTGTATGCTTTCTGTAATATAGCATTGCCATCCACAATATCGAAAAATTCTTCAAAGCTGACTTTTGCTTGTTCCTCACTATTGGCAACAATTGAAACGTCATATTTTTTTATGCCATGCTTATTGCTCGTAAAAAAAGCAGCGAGAGAGGACATAAAACCATTCTTACCACCACCACGACCTAACGTGATGAAAAATTCTTCGTAGAATAGTGAATCATCCTCTTTGAACCTTAAAAATATAAACGGCGTGATAAACTTTTCCCATTTTGCCAATGGAAAGAAGTATTTTGTTGTAAATGCAACGTAATCATCAATCATTGTTTCATCAAAATAAATATCGTCACGATTCAAAATATATTTATCTAAGTAATCAAGCAACATAATGCGTTCTTTATTTAAAACAATATTCCCACATTCATATTCGGAAATATATTCTTCTATATAAACGTGTGAAATCATAATCCATCATCGTCCTGATCACTATCAATAAAAGTAAATGTTTTTTCTAGTGACAGTAACGCGGTATTAATTTTATTCTTAGCATCAATTGCAGGATGAGTTTTCACGAAGGATTGTTTGCCGTTTTCAGTTACGACAACGGGACCTTGTTCTTTAATTGCATCATCTAATTGATAGTAAATATCCAATAAATTTAGATACCGTTTTACTTTTTCAACTTCACGTGCGCTATTGATATTAACGTTTTTCATCAGTTCTTTTTCAATTTCCCCAAACTCTAAATCTCGTATATTAAAGCCCAATTCCCGACACCCCCCTTCATGTAATTTTCATTTTTTCTGCGGAAAAGACCCCCACCCCGTTCCCCACAAGGGATTTCAGCGTTGAAATATTTTGGACGGGGGTATTATCTATTGCTAAAAGTAAAATGTTTTTTATTTTTCTTTCGTTTTTTTACCAGCGTTCGTCTGTCCACTTAGGAATTTTCTTTGTAAAACGATTATGTTTTTGATTATGATGCCTCACACATAATGTGATTAGATTATCTATTTCAAGACCTAACTCTGGATAGTGTTCTAAGTCCTTTATATGGTCCACATCTAAGCGCTTATGCTTATCAGTATCATGCTTGTTAGTATAAGTAAGACCCTCACGCTTGCACTGTTGGCATTCGTAGTTGTCTCTACTCAATACTTTAAGTCTTACTTGACTCCAAGCCTTAGCTTTGTAGAACTTAGAACGTTCTTCTTTAGTTAGCATTAGATTGGTTATGCTTTGATTGGTTAGGTTGTTGTGGTGTATCTGTCGGTTGAGCTGGTTGCTTGCTGAAGTACAGCTTAACTAACTCTTCTTGCAGCAATGCGATGTCAGCCATTGTTATGTCGTCCACATGCTTGCGTACGCCTGTCTGTTCTTCTATGAACGTTTGGGTTAACTGTATGTTGTGTGGCGTTGTAGCGACACCTCGCATTGTTACAGCAAGGATTGTAGCAGCTTCATCTGCTCGAACACTGTATGCTGAAAAGATACTGTCAATCATACTAACGATTGCATCAAGGCTCTTCTCTTTCTGTAGATCAATAAGGTTGTTAATGTATGGATAGTTTGTTTGTTGTGTGTTAGGTTTGGCGTTCGGTGTATTAGGTTTAGTTGATTGCTTAGCCTTAGGTTGTTTGCTTTTGGTTTGTTTAGCTGTCATTATGTTCGCTCCTTTCATTCGCTGACTTCGGGTCTGATTGGTAGGTCAATGTCGTTCGTGTGGTGTTCTTCTCGTTGTTCGCATCTAAGGTACCATCTTTGCATCGGAAGAAGCTCGAGAGGAATTTGCACTTCGAAAGGATTTCCTAACGTATAGTTTTCTTGTTCAATTAATAAAATGCCATAAGTTGCTTTGTTTCCTAATATAAAAGCTACTTCTTCCCAACTAATCGGCTTGTATATTGCTCTGCTCATATCCACCACTCCTTCCTATTACTCCACCCGATGTATAACCATGTCCAGTACCTATCACATCCCGCAGTTCCTCACGTTGCTTGTTTGTCATGCGTTTGCTTGACTCAGAAATATACTTAATAAATCTGTCTGTATTGTTAGTATGTTTTGTCATGGTTATCACTCCTTAATTTAATGTATGAAAAAAGACACCCTGTTGGATGTCTTAGGTTCTTATGTCTCTGAGAGGATTCGAACCTCTATGTACTGCTGACAAACAGCTGCTTTACCAGTTAAGCTACAGAGAATGAGGTGACTAGCCTCACCTTATTGAATAATCTTTCAAACTATAATTAATGTTTAAAATGACAAGCTAACACGTTAACGCATTGCTTACCATTCTACTGAGATAACAGGACTCGAACCTGTAACCTACGCATTAACAGTGCGTTGCTCTACCATTGAGCTATATCTCATTATTGCAGACTTTGCAGTTAAACTCCGAAAGCCTGATAAAGAGAGGGTGTGCCTTTTTAAAACCAAGATTGACTAGTATCATCAGTCCGCACTATGTTTTGAGAGTTGTTGTTTTAAATCGATACTCACAAAGGATTGCTAGTAACCTAGCTATTGCTGTACACAATATGATGTTTCGGTAGCGGCTTTTCCGAGCCATCATCTACCTATCACTTGCTGACGTCCCGAACGTCAGTGTGAGCCAACTAATTGTATGTACCGCTCCCACAGCCATACAAGTTAATCGCCCATCAAGTTTTTTAACTAATATCATCGTAACATGGATTTATCAATAGATGTGTTGGCAAAATGTAGGCTACACCTTTGTGCCATTGAATTCAATTATCTTTTTCAATCGTGCATGTCTGTCACGGATGTACTGATAACTATATCCAGTTAACAAAGCTATCTCAGACAGCGATAATTCATCCACATATCGCATAATTAATATACGATTATCAAGTCCCTCAAATCGTTCAATCAAAGTTACAATCTTATCACGATGTGATTGTTTTTCTTCTAGTTTAGTCTTCAAGTTATTAATCACCTCTTTTATTTCACCTTGTTTTTCAAGTGATGTTAAGAACGTTTGTGTTTTCTCTAGATCCCCACCATCTAACCAACGGCTTAACTCTTTTTCCTTACACTCTATTTCCAATTCTAAAATATCAATATCTGTCATTGTGTCATTGTATAATCTCAACCACTCGTATATTGTAATCACCCCTTTGGTTTAAAATAAGCTGTGTATCTTTTAGGCACTAAATGAGATTCTTTGTGCTTAATCATATCTCTTGGACCTCTTTCATATGACTTAACAAACTCATGACCTTCAATAACTTTCTCACCCACAGCTCTGCAAAAATCTTGATAGTTGCCAGACCTTTCAATTCTTATGAGTTCCATTTTTGTTCACTACCTTTCTATATAGTAAGGTTTATTATTTGAATATGCTTCTCGATAAACAATATCTTTTCGTGTTACTTCTACCATCAACATTGTTCTTCTAAATTCATCATCTGAATATATACAATCTCCAAAACGTGATTCGTCTTGCATGTCAGTTGCAGTAATGTCCAGTTTTTTAAAAGCTAGTTTCAATTGATTACAATGTTCTTTATTGTAAAATAAATGATTTTTGAAATGCTTACGGATTAAATCGTTTGGTATCTCGATGAATACTGAATCCCCTCGTTGGTATGTACTTTCAAACAACCTTTCATCCCCCAATAAAGATTTTGCTGATTTCTCATACCTCACCTTTAAGTCAGATTGAACATTTCGGAATCCTTCCACAAATAGAGCAGTGGATGGTTTTAGCTCTATCGGCTTTTTCACCCTAACCCGTGTGAAATTTTCGTTATTACGTTTGTGTTTGCGAGCTTTTTCATCAACGTTATTTGTTTTTCGTTCCAAACCAATAAATATAGCTCCAAATACAAATCCTATGCAAATGCTCCAAAAAACCGTCATATCTACCACTCCTTATTTCTTAAAATTTCAATTGTTTTAATGTACACAATCATGGCAACAGGTGTTGCGACTGCTAACATGATTGCTAGTGTGTTAATGTTTATTTTGTTCACTCTCCAGTTGTTTGATTTTATCGTTTAAACGTTCTATTATTTCATTACTTTTTTCAACATGTTCTCCATATCTTTCAATTGTTTTCCGGTGTTCAGAAATTGTTTCCTTATGGTTATCATAAGATTTTACTAAATCGTTATAAAAATTCCTTCTCGTTTTACGTTCTTTTTCCAACTCCACTATAGTTGCATCTAATTTGATTTTATCTCTTTGAATTAAGAAATTGGTGATTAAATAAATAGCCCCGAGCCATAGTAAGCACTCAATCAGTGTATTTAATATCATTTCTCACCCTCCAACTCAATCAAAGCCAGCGTTGCATAACCTATGATGTCTTTTAGCGTATCTTCGATGCTCTCACCGACTTTATCCTTTTCACCTGCGACCAGCTGCTCTAATCGCATAAATTTATCGTTTAATCGCATTTCAACGCTTACCATGCCATATTTTTGATATTGCTTTGAAAATGAATCGCCATAATTCTCGTTTTTATCTGCTATTAGCTCGGACATTTCTTCATACAGTTTATTTATTGATCGTTTCAATTTATAAGCTGGCGTATTAAATGCTGAATAACGTAATGAGTCTTTTAGCGGTATATTTTTTTCTTTTGGAGCTGGTGTTTCCTCAACTTCTTCAACATCTTTAACGTATCTATACGTTTTAAAAGTGTCGCCTTTGTAAACGAAACAAGAACCGTCTGGTAGGTAATGGTCGAAATGGATGTCATATTCATCATCAATCCACGTAATAAATTCATGAATATCGCAAGCATTATCGTCTAACTCCGTAATGTGGACTAAATCGCCAATCTTAGCTCCCTCTCGTGTAATCACTTTATACTCCTTACCTTTATAAATCATAAATCTGCCTCCTTTATAAAAACACCGTTAACCATCTTACCTTTGCGGTCTTTAATCTCGTCATAAGCAATTTGTATGCATTCTTCTACTGATATGTTTAATTGTGTGCAAAGTACCGTTAGCACTACCACAATATCTCCTACCGCATCTTTTGTAAGTGCATCGTTACTTCTTGCCATCGCTGAAGCTAACTCGCCTGTTTCTTCCATCAATTTAAGCATTTGTTTGTTCGGGTCTGCCGTGTGAAGATTGCGGTCAGTTGCCCACTGTTCGATTAATTTAAACATTTATTTGTCCTCCAATCGTAATATTTCATTTTCGTGTCTCACGATAAGGTATTTGCCATCACCCCAACCAACCTCGACCATCTTTCGTTTTGTCCTTTTCTTATATCCGACGATGTTAGCTAAAGTTAATTTGTTATCTACAATGATCAGCACTTTTTCATCTGTTTTAAAGTTAGTTTTCATTCCGTCACCTCGTTTAATTTATTACCGCACATAGGGCAGTAGTTAACTGGCAAATAGTATTCTCTACGAGCTTTTGTTCCATTTCCACTTGAAAAAGTAATATCTTCATTTTGTAAATGCATTTGTACTTCACCTTCATCAAATTCGAAAAATGATGATCCGTTGCAAAAATCGCATTCTTTTTTACTCATCGTCCGTCACCTCTACTTCAATGTGATAGCCCTCTGGAATGCCTTTTTCTTTAGCGATTGCTGCATACTCTGCCTTTGTGAATTGCGTTTGATAAGCCAAATCACCTGTACGGTAGCCGTAATAAAGAAAATTCCCATTTTTATAAAAGTTGAGGTAGTTTGAACCTTCGCATACAAATGGGTTTTTAAAATAATACTTCTTCTCTTTTGTAGGTTCAAAATCTTGTTTAGTAACTTTTATCCAAGTTCCATTTTTTAATTTCTCGTAATCTTCTCTCATTCCGCACTCTCCTTTTCTTTTAAAAAGGCAATGAATGCCTCGAGTTCCTTTTCGTTTGCTTGTTCCCACTCTTGCTGTGTGTATGTTTTAGTGCATTCGTCACATACTAGCAATCCGTCAATCGTTGAGCATTCGTCTCCGCACTCGAAACATTTTGGACAGTCATAGTCTTCCATCATCCCTGCACACTCTCCTTTTTTCCCTTATCAACTATTTCAATTTTCACTCGGAAACCGTTGACGGTCAGATTGAACATTTTTTCTTTCAATTTATTACCTAAAAAACTTTTGCTCTTCCCAACGTAAATTGATGCGTATGCTAATTTATCGAATGTTTTTGAATTCTTTTGAAATTTATTTAACTTTCTGTCAAATTTATCCCAACTAACCGTCACTTTATATTTCTTTTGAATTCGCTTATTTATAAAACCGCCCATATCTTCCAACTCTCGTCCTAGACTACGAATCTCTTTGCATACGTCACATCTACAGTTAGTCATTGAGACAAAGCTTAAATCTTTATGACCTTCATATAGGTCACCAATTCTAATAAAAATCTCACGTTTCTTTTCCCGTGTATTCATATCCTCCAACCTCCACAATTTTTAATGCATCTTCTGCTGATCGTGCGACACCTGCGAGCACTCCGTTTTTAATCATTGCTTCAATAAATGTTTTCTGTTCTGGTCTGATACGACCCGTTTCGTTTTTAACTTCCACAAAGAACATTTTTCCGTCAACAATGCGATAGCCAAACAAATCACTAAAACCTTTTGGCAATCCTGTGGAAACTGGTATTCCTGTTTTCGTGTAAAACAAACCAACATTCCCACGGAAACACACACAACCATTTGAAGATAATGCCACTCGTATTTCATTCTGTACTTGCTTTTCAGATTTCATGCTTACCTCCTAAAAAACTAAAAAATTTAAAATAGGGAGGATAGGGATGGTAGGGAGGGATGATAGTTACTTTCAACACTTTATATATAAATATATTTTATTTATTTTTTATTTACTCTTTTATTATTATTACTATCCCTACTATCCCTAAAAAGAATAAAGAGTATATATAAATATAGTAATAGCAAGGGTTTAGGAGGTTTTTGACTTTTCGCCCAACTATCCCCCAACACTCCCTAAACTATCCCTTTCTCTCCCTGAAAAATGTTAATTGAAGCTTTTTATATCCAAGTTGTACGGTTGGGATTCATCTAATAATTGAACACCGTCATAAACCATGACACCATTTGACTTTCTTTTATTAAATTTCCCTGCCATTTCTTTGCCGAATTTTGTATTGCTCATCATATATTGACCGTTTTTACTAGCCCACTCTCTATATGCCTCATAGAAAACTTTAGCTTTGACCGTTTTTCCAATGCCAACAACACAACACTCATTGATAAATAATGCTGTTGCATCCATTTCTTCACGATAATCTTTACTAGCCTCTTCAACTACTGCAGGACGTTTCAAGCCCTCTCTCTGCCATTTTAAACAGCCCTCAACAGCCCAATTTAAAATACCTACTGATTCACGCTGCAGTTTGTATTTAAGGTTTTTATCGACCTTTTCATCTGGTATCTGTACATTGAATGGTATTAAATTTAAACGTCTCCAAATTCCATCGTCCGTTCCTCGGATAATTGGCTTATGGTTTGTTGCTAACCACAATTTAAACTCTGGATTGAATTCGAACTCTCTCCCATACAATTGCCTTGCAGTGACCTTATCGCCCCCTGTGAGCTGTTTCACTAACCCCTCGTCCAAACGCAAACCCTCGTTCGGTTCGCTTGATGTGACGAATCTAGCGCCTTTTAAACGTGCTATATCTGTGTTAGCTCCACCAGATTGCTTCACCATAATTGTGGAAGCCTGCATGTTAGTCGCATAACTCCCTACGATGTTTGAAATAGCATCTAAAAATATAGATTTACCGTTACGCCCATTACCAAAAAGAATAAAAAGTGACTGTTCTCGTGTGGATCCAGTGAGTGAATATCCGACTGCCTTTTGAACGTACTCAATCAATTCTTTGTCGTTATCGAATATCTGATTAATGAAATCTATCCATTGTGGACAATCAATTTTGTTAGTATATTCAACATCAGCTATACGTGAGAACATTTTTGCCTGTTCATGGTCATGAAGCTCACCAGTCACTAAATCAAGATAACCGTTTTGCACATTGAATAATGTCTTCTCTCTATCGAATTCTTCTGGTAAAACTGCCGTTCTATGTTCTATTTCAGTTAGCATATTTTTCTTTGATGTTGTACCGCGTGATTTTTTAATATGTTTCTGAAATGCTTTTTGCACTTCTTCATCTTCCTTTTCATCACCTGTGGCAGAAACTTTTTCATTTCTCATATTTTCTACAACTGTATCTGCCATCGTTCGAACAATACCTGTCATATCTAGTTGCCAACTTTTACCGTCATAATAATAAAAAGCCTTATCAATAAATGAAAATCTGACATAACCGTCATACGTTTCAATGAATCTGTCTGCATTACCTGTATCGTCATACGAGAAAAACTTTTGCGGTTTCTCTTTGTCTTCAGTTTTAATGTAGATTGCGAAATCATCATCTGATTTTCTAGGCTGATAGATATTACCACATTCATAAATCGCTTTATTTAACAATTCAGCACCGTATGTCGTATTTTTACGTTTCATATCGTATTTCTCACGCATTAGCTTTGAACTTCTGAATAAACTATCCATCATAGAGAAATCTCTACCTGTCCAAAATGCTAAATCATTAGCAAATGCCATATCCGCTTCGGATTGTGAAGTGTAAACTGTTTCCCAACCACCATATAGACAGATTTCAAAACGTTTGCCTGTTTTACTGGCTAAGGCCTTTTCAATAACTTCTGCTTCAGATAGTATGATTCGCTTTTCTTCATCTTTGGGAATTAGTGAGAGATGCGTAATTTTTTCATGTGATCCGATATATTTTTGATGCAGAGGTTCAATCGTTTCAGTACAATCAACAATTTTTTGATACTGTTGTGTAACGATATGACCTGTAACAACGAAAAAACGACCCTCTTCGTAAAATTCATAATTACCTTTTCTACGTCCACCCTCGGGCAAAGTACCTTTACATAGTATGTGGATGCCTGTATTTGACACCGAATACTCAGCGTAACTTTTTAACGTATCAGTGAATTCACTGACAAGGTTATTGTCAGTGTCCCCACCTAAATACATCGTTATATCTTCTTGTGCGTTATCAATATCCACTCCAAAAATGCCATTCCCTAACATAAAACCTATGCCATCAAACTCACTGCTCTTTTGTAGAGCAGTATCAAAGTCTGACCAGGTATCTGAATTGTTGCTTTGAGCTAACTTTCCTGTATGTGGATTAATCGGTTTTTTAGTAAGTTTGCCGTTTTTCTTTGCTGCAGAAGCCCAGCAAACCCACTGATTCATTTCTTTTAACTCGACCGGAATATGTTCATACATTAATTACACCTCGATTTATTATATTTAGAACGGGAGGCTATCATCTGAAATTTCAATTGGTTTCCCTGGATTTGAAAATGCTTCTGATTGGCTATCGTCTTTTGTTTTAAATACGTGATTGAATGTCGGGAACTTAGTTGTTTCCCATTTTTTAACATTTAAGTTGTTGTAAGTTGTACCATTAAATTCTGACGTTTCATTTTTAACCGTTACACGGCAAGTTTTAAGCGTGAAGTCTTGAAGCAATTCATCGAGTGAGTTGTATTGTTTACCGTTCGGTAATTGCAAAGCCTTACCAATCGTATTAATCGCTTGTGTGTTAAACTGGCCAGTTTCTTTTGAAGCCCAAATTTTATGGAACACATATTGGTTCTTACCTTTTTGCTCAATATCATTACGAACAATCATTGATAAGTTGATAAATTCAGTCCCATTTTTAGCTGCATCTTGCTTAGTGAGGTAAACAACCACCTCGTAAGTTCCATCTTGTAATCCGCCTTCAAAAACATTTTCGTGATCTAAAGTAAACATTGACATAATAATTTCTCCTTTTGGCTCGTTGGCCTTTTTATTTTTTGGTTTGGTTATTTAACTTCTTCTTCGATGTGTAAATTAGCTGGAATATCGTGTTCTTTAGCTATAGTTGCAAATTCTTCACGCGTGAATTGGGTTTTATATTCATCTAACTCACGATTATGCTCATAAAATACACTTTCACATTCCGTGTCGTAGTTTAAATAACTGGACTCTTTTTCTACGTAAGGCAAGCGATAATAATACTTTTTACTGTCGCTTTCTCTCGTCAGTAATTGCCCAATCGAAACATCTAATTCCTTGCACAAAATTTCAAGAGTATTGAAGTGGACACTTTTCGTTTTCTTGTTAGCAAAAATCGATAAGGCTTGTCTTGAAATACCTGTCCTTTCAGCCAATTCAGTAAATGACATATTTTTATGTTCCATTATTTCATTTAAATTTATTTTCATAATCTCCCACTCTCCTTATCTAATCCCTAACCGCTTCGCTTGAATCCAGGCCCAACCTTTTTTGTAATTTTTTTCTTTACCAAGCTCCTGCAACTCTTTCAAACTGCTGCATTCCTCTGCTGTTTTAAAATTCAACTTCATTTCGAACTTATCAACTTTTTCAAGGTCTTGGTCCACTTCTTCGTATACCGTTTCTTTCACCTCGATTGGCTGTTCATACCCACAATACGGACATTTGCGGTCAATGCCTGCATAAGTACCAAAACACTGCACACACGTTTTTACAGGTGTTTCAATATCATATTTCGCTTTCTTTTTGGTGCTTAACGTCCACTGACAGCTCATGTCTGGCAGACCGAATGTGTTTACGTTAGCTACATGGTCAATGATGATAGAGCGCTTATTCGGCTTATAACGCATACCTCGCATGGACTGTTGAATATACAACGATAATGATTTTGTGGGTCTTAGCATTATTACTGTGGAACAATCGGGAACGTCAAAACCCTCACCGATTAAATCCACATTGCAAAGGACCTTAATCTCTTTATCTCGGAACGCTTGTATAATGTCGTCACGTTCCTTTTTATTAGTCTTTGCATCAATATGTTTTGCCATTATCCCTGCATCATTGAATGCCTGTGCGGTTTTCAAACTACTATCTAAGCTGTGGCAGTAGGCAATAGCTTGCTCTCCCTCGGCTAATTTAAGATAGTGTTTTATCACATCACCGTAAATCGCTTTATGTGTTTCCATTTCCTTATCAATAGATTGCTTAGTAAATTCCTTTAAGTGACCTATCTTTAAGTTTTCTTGCTGCATGAGCTTTGGAGCATAGTAATCGTAAGGTGCCAAACGTTCGTTTTCAATTAACCATTCAACCGACACACCTTCTATTAGAATGTCGTTGATTCCACCCAATCCATCACCGTTCAAACGTACTGGTGTGGCTGTGAAACCTAAGCGCCTTACATCACTGAAATAGTCATAAATCTTTTGATAAGATGCTGCTAAACCATGATGCGATTCATCAGTGATAATTAAATCGGGTGTAAGAGTTTTATCTAAGTTTCTTACAATTGTTTGGACCATTGCGAATTGCACATAGTTGGTATCTACTCCCACAAACTTGAATGTGTTTTTAATCTGATCTATCAATTCCTTACGGTGGACTAAAAACAACACTCGTTTTTTATTTGCAGTTGTTTTCCGAGATATTTCAGCAATCATAATTGATTTACCAGAGCCTTCAACCGCAAGGACTAACAATACATGGACTGTTATAACCTTGCGCAAAAGCCCCCCTTGTGCGGTCAATTAAATCTTGTTGATAATCGTATAACTCAATCAATTGCCACATCTCCAATCTTAAATAAATCATCTTGCAAGCAATGCTCACGATTATCTAATTGATTTTTAGCAAATGTACCGTTTGATTCTCTTAGCACAAACCCACGAACACCAGTTTCAGCATTAGTTAGCAAACGACCAACGACTGGTATAATTCCCATTACGTGATTGACGACTTTGTCACGAATATCTGGTAAAAATTGGTTGTACAACTGACCACCTTCGGTTTGAATTTGTCTTGTAGTTTCCCACGCTGTCCAAATAATGTTTTTATTTTTAAACGCTTGGAATGTTGAGATTAGCTCAATAATGTGGGTATCAAATATTCCGTAATGTTGTAATTCTGGCTGACCAGACTTAGTAGATTTCCCTTTTTCCATTAGCCACAACTTTTGGTAATGTGTGAGGTTATCAATAACAAAACTTTCGTATTTATCTTGATTCGCTTTGCAATAACCGTAAAATTCAATCATTGTTTGTGCAGGTCTTGATGGGTCCAACTTCACAATGTCGATATTTGGCAAACCACTTAAAACCTGTGATGAACCATCCACATCAAGAACCAACGTTCTACCTTCTAAAAATTTGAAAGTAGTTGTTTTGCCGCTACCTGGTTTGCTGTAAATCATGCCATGAAGATAAGCATCTCGCTTCATATCTTCCGCTTTCGTAATCTCCATTTAACTAACCCCCTATTTAATTGCCAAAGTTTGACTTCGCTTAAGTGATACTCCTTTAATTTCAGCACCATTTTTAAGCGCTGATTTTAAAGTAGCCTTGCTGATTTCACGTTTAGTTACATAAAAATCATCTGGAATGTCTTTTTCATCTTCAATAGCTACACTCTCAGCATTGTTGCGCACACTGAATGTGAATAAATCAGTTGTAATTTTCGTTGTATCAGTTGCATTCATGCTGTCTAATAGATTTAGTTTCATGTTTGCAATGTTTTTTTCAGTGCGCTTACGCATATCAGATAAACGTATTTCTTCATTCTTAATCGTCTGCGCATGCCCTTGCAGCTCTTGAATCACTCGGGCATAACCGTCAGCTTTATCTTCAATCGCTAGGTTAAGGCTCTCTAGCGTATCTTTGAAAATCTCTGGATCACTCGTTGTTGCGAGTTCCTTCAATTGGATTGCTTGATTGGTTAACTCGTATAGTGTGGACATTATTCGACCTCCTTTTTATAATTCGTCCAGGTACTCGCCTAAACGATTGTATGTTTCTATCGAATCTAGTTGACTAGTATCTACCTGTTGGTGAATGAGTTGCAATCTTGCATCCGAATCATTGTAAGCATCCGTATTTGATAACATTTCATAGATATAAGCCAGTTCAGCATTTGTTAAATTCAAGGTCGCTTGTTCGTTCCAAAGTTTAGGCATCTAATCAACTTCTCTCGATTTTGCGATTTCAAGTTGAGCCTGTAAAAAATCTACTTCGGTAATTTCGACAACATTTTGCAATGCATCTTTAGATAGTGATACGTCAGTTTTGATGTATCTTTCATCTTGATTTCTCAGAGTGTGGAAGAGTTGTTCACGACTTGTTTTATAGAATCCAAAAGCAAAGTTAACTCGTTTTTCGGTTGTAAAGTCCGTCAGACCTCTTGCTTTAAGCTTGTCTTGATAGCTTGCAAAGATAACTTTTCCTAACTTTGTTGATTTTTTCAGCTTGCCATCTTTTGTGAAAAGCTTTCTCTGAACATCAGTCATATCATCCATCACTCTGAAATAATCATCTACGAATAAATAAACATCGCTTACTTTAGGGAAATCAAATTCTTCTCCCAATTCTTCGTTGACTTTCAGAATGATTTCTCCGCAACGTGCTGCGTGTTTTAAACGTTCGTTGTACGGGCTGTCAACCTTGACTTTATAGAACTTCATTTTCCAATCACTCATTCCTGTGGTATAATCCACTTATATTCTTATTGCTTTGACTAACTAACGGGTGCGACCGTTGTTGGTCTTTTTTTATAGTTATTATCAATAATGTGTTTCGCTATTTCATACATCTCTGTACCGTCATTCAGACGTACACAGTACGAGTTATCTAACACACTGGTGATGATAATTACCTTTGTACGTTCAGATGGTTCGAACTCTCCCGTTTCAATCGCATCTAATACATCGTATTGTTTAAATTTAAACATTTACTCACCTCCCTTCACATATCTACGGTATTGAGTACTCGTATCAATAATGTTGTTGAAGTATTTCTTACGTTTACTCTTTGCAGTCATTTCAGCGATCATCACATCGTAGATAAAATAACTAATCGGAATCGCTCCGAATGTAGCAACTAAAATCCAGTAAAGCGTTGGCATATTTTTACCCCCTTGTTTGTTTGTATCTGTTTTGTGATTTCCACACACAGTATTTTTCGAAAGTTTCAATATGAATCAAGACAACTTTATGTGTCACGTTAAGAACGCCACTTTCAAATTTCGGATTACTTCGCATTTCTGCTAACCACTGAGTTAATGTAGATTTATTCATACTGAACGCTTTGCAAATAACTTCTTTGTTACCATAAATGACATCTGTTAGTTCTGGATTAGTTCCGATTTTATTTAAATCGATTTCAACTGGTTTTGGCATGTTTATTCCTCCTTATTCTTTTTAGACAATGGTTTATAGTTAATTATTTCTGACAACTCAACATCCAAGTAATCACAAATTTTCATTAGCACATCAAAACTAACTCCCTTGCCTCGTTTATAATAAAAACTCGTTAAAGTACTTCTCGCAATCCCTGTATCTTTGCTAATAGTAGTGATTTTTATTAGTCGCTCTCCTAATATTCTCGAAAAGTTATTTTCCATTTTTAAAGCCTCCTATATATATAAACCATTTAAGTATTTTAATTACGGATGTTGTATCCAAACGCAAAAACATCATTTAATTAACTTGAATCGACACCATTTACAATAGTTATCATCTTTTTCAACTAAGCCTCTGCAAAAATCACATTTTTTGTATCGGCTTTTTTTAAAGGTTGTTAAATAGAAAATAAAAAACTTTTTTGGCACTCTCATTCTCATTTCTTATCCTCCTCTTTGTTCTTCCTCAACTAGTTAAGGGCTAAAATCATAAAAATTAAGCCTTAGATTTAAAAAAACTTTTTTACGGCATTAAATATTCTTTGCCGAATCTCATTTTGATAAAATATCTACCTTCTTCTGTCCATAAACGAGACTTATGAAGTGTGGACATATCTTTCAAACATTTGTTTTGATAAGATTTATATAAAACCCAATTTCCTTTTTTAAAGTAAACAAATTTTTCATAGTGCATTTGCTTGTTTAGAGCAGCTGCTGATGGGTAACCTAATTCACGTGCAATTGAATCAGTTGTATAAAGTTTTTGAGGAGCTTCCAAAGTCAATTGTTGTGACCGCTTCACTTCCAACTCTGATTTTAGCTGTTCATTTTCCTCCACTGTATTAGCAAGTTGCCGTAAAGCCTGTGCATAATTCTGTGGGAGCGATAATTCTTTTTGAATTGGTTGCTGTTTGATTTGTCGTTCCATGCTATCAAACTGTGAAATGTATTGTAATTTGAATTGAGTCGCTTTCTTTCCTTTAAACCCCATTACTAAAAGTGTCCACCCATTTTTATTCATGTAAAACATTGGATACTTTTTAAAATTACCTTCAACTTGATATACATCTTGATAAAACATTGATATATCAGCATTTGTACCGAGAGCCGAATTTTCGGCTTTCGCAATATCGACTTGCAAATTCCTAATACTTTGGATAACGTGTTTGTGTTCTATTTCAAATACCTGTGCCACTTGCAAACTACTTGTAACTGCTTCATTGTATTTCATGTCTACTAATTTATTAGTAGGTTTTTCAATTGTTGCTAATATAATCTACAACTTTGCTTGCAATTACTGCTTGTTCATCTGTCATATCGTCTATACGATCAATTCCTAATATCGACTTTATCGGTAAATATAATGTTTGCTGACAGTAGTTGTAAGACATGTTTGTTCGGATTTCTAATTCGCTTTTCACAAAGTCGTTGATTTCTTTTCTCAAATCCAACCACTTCTTGGAAATTTGACGTTGCTTAGGTTTTTGCTTGCTCAACTCTTGCTTGACTTTAAATGCTACAAATTCCTCTATAGAAAAAGTTTCTTGTTGTCTATTTTTAACAACAAATATTTCATCTAATTCTCTCTCTGTTAAAAGTCTCATTTAATTGCTCCTTTCTTTATACGTTTTGTAGTAACTGTTCTCTTTCGGGAACGTTCTTGGTAAAAAAAATACCTAGTTCATTTGTTGAGTAACCTAAAACATATGCAATACGTCCTAACTCATCAGCACCTATTCCAACCAAACCGTTTTCCCTTTTAGCATACGGTGTCCTAGTTTTCCATCCTAATTTTTCCGCCATTTCATCTTGCGTGAAACCTTTTGCGATACGTTCCGCTTTTATTCTTTTTAAATCAATTGTCATAACTCTCACCTCCTTTACACAAACGTTCTCTTTCGGGAACATTTATAATATAACACGGTCCGTTCTCGTATGTCAACACTAAAAACATTAAAATACACAAAAAGAATACTTGAAGCTAACTATTGTATCCGTTTGGGAACGGTGGTATAATGTAGTTATAATTCAAGTGGAGGTTTTAACATGCGTTCTAACGAAGAAATAATCACTATATTAACTGAGTTGAAAAATAAAAAAGGGCTTTCTTTAAGTGAATTAGCTAGAAGAGTTGGCATTGCTAAATCAGCATTATCTCGTTACTTCAATAAAACCAGAGAGTTTCCTTTAAACAGAGTAGAAGATTTCGCTCGCGTTTTAGATAGTACGTCTGAATATATTCTAGGGTTTGAAGATGAAAACATAAAAACAACTAATGAACAAAAAACTTTTTCTTCTATAGAAACAAACAAAAAAACACTCCCACTATACGGAAACGTTGCGGCAGGTGCTATTGCTGAAATTGAGGGTGTTGATGTATGGAATGTGGAAACAATAGATATTCCTAGTGTGATGTTGGGGCGTTATGCAAATGACGATCACTTGTTTTCTATGTATGTGAATGGGGATTCGATGAACAAAGTTATTCCTAACGGGGCTATAATCGTGGCTAAAACTTTAGATAATTGTCTTTACAAAGATGGTGATATTGTCATATTCAGCCACAATGAAGAGTATTCATTGAAAACGTACCGCCCTAATATGATTGATGGTTTTGTTGTATTTGAAGCTAATTCTGACAATCCAGACTTCAAGAATATACCTATAGACCATACAAAGCTGTATGAAGCTGACAAAGTTAACATCTACGGTAAAGTTATATTCTATTCAACCACACTATAAAAAAAAGACTAGCTAGTGCTGATACACTGCTAGTCTACATGATATAGAAACTTACAACTATATTATATCATGGGGGAATGAATAAAATGAGTAAAATTTTTAAGTTAAGTATGGTAGTTTTGTTTGCCGTGTTATTAACTGCATGTAGCACTCCGAGTCAAGTTAATAAAGAAATTGAGGAGTCTTCTGAAAAAGCTGAATCCAAATATAACTCTGAATCAATTGAACTTTCTAAAGAAATAGAATCTGAATCTAATGCTGAGTCAGAGGCTATTGAAGCATCACAATCTGTTGAAGAATCTGAATCCATTGAAGAAGAAGAAAATAAAGCCTTATCAGATAAAAATAATTACAGCACTTCTATCACTTATGAAAATTTAGCTAGAACACCAACTAAATATGAAGGTGAAAAAGTTAAACTTTCGGGTAAAATAATTCAAGTTATAAAAGGCGAATACGTTTCTCAATATCGCCTTGCTGTGGATGAAGATTACGACAAAATGGTATTAGTTAGTATCGATGCAAGTCAGTTATCAGAAACAAGAATATTAGAAGATGATTTAATTACAATCTACGCAACATATCTAGGTGAAGAAACATATGAATCTACTATGGGTGGAGAAATCACTATCCCATCATTAATCGCACATATCTTTACAATAAATTAGAATAAATAAAATAAGCACTCCCCCACCGACCAAAGTTAAGGAGTGCTTACACAAAAAATCAACCTATATAATAGGCTTCTTTATATTGCCTATTTTACCATATTAAGGAGGAATTTAACATGTGGATAGTAGAAAAAAACAAGAAATTCATTTATTACGAAAGATACATTGACCCTCTCACAGAGAAAACAAAAACTGTTTCAGTTACTCTCAACACTGATTCTAGCCGTGCTAAAAATGAAGCTAGAAGAATACTAAGCAAACGCATTGACGACAAATTAAATGAAATTAATGTGGAAAAAAGAACGTTTATGGAATTACAAACAGAATTCATGAAGAAATACAGCAGGACCATTAAAAAGCGTTCTTTCACAAGACATGAAGCAAATTTAAAACTCGTAAACAAAAAAATCCCTGCAGATGCTTTAGTTTCTAAAATAACAACACGTATTATCCAAGATGCATTAGATGATATTTATTATGAAGATAACTATTCTTTTTCTACAACAAAACAATCTAAATCATTACTTCGTATCATGTTCGTTTACGCAAAAACGAATGAATATGTCACTTCAAATCCAGTGGATTCGATTCGACTTGTTGCAAAACCTGTTACTTATGAAGACAAAGAAAAAATTGAAACAAAGTATTTAGAAAGAAATGAATTAACTTCGCTTTTAAAATGTTTGAGAAGTGATGCCTTTAGAAATAAAAGATATGCAGACCTTGCTGAATTTTTGTCTCTTACTGGATTACGTATCGGTGAAGCTCTCGCCCTGAGATACGAAAACTTTAACGGAAGTTCTATGGTTGTGGATGGAACATTGGACATGGGAGAAAAGAACTCACTTGCTATAAAAAGTACAACAAAAACGATCGCATCAAATAGAACGATAGATTTACCAAAAAGAGCAATTAAGATAATCGAGAAAATAAAATTCGAGAATGATATGTCTGATAATGATTTTAAGGATTCCAACCATTCAGATACTTTCTTTTGTAGCGACAAGGGAATACCCATGAATTTACCTAACATTAACAGGACTTTTCAAAAAGCAGCAGGAATTTGCGATATTAACAAGAACATAACTACTCACGTATTTAGGCACACTCATGTATCTTTGTTGACAGAATTAAACGTTAGTTTAAAAGCTATTATGGATAGAGTCGGTCATTCTAAGCCCGAAACAACTCTGAAAATTTATACCCACGTAACCAAACAAATGAAAGAATCAGTCATCGAAAAGTTAGATTCCTTATTTTCTTAA